TATATAAGCAAACTAACAAGCCTAAGCTAAGTTTTCTTGCCATGCGTAGTCTGTTCCTGCTCTACTTTCAATTCTAACGATGAATAAGTCGTTTAGAACAGCACATCCGTACATACATTTCCATCCTACTGTAGCTCTTTGATTTAATGGGTCTTCAGTTCCAGCAGCTCCGAATGGTTTGTAGAAAGTTTCAAGATTTTGAAGTGTTCCTACTCCGTATGCTCCATCTCTGAATGCGTATGTTGGATATACGTTGAAGTCAGTATCTGCATCTACTACAAATGGTTTAACATTAGCAGAGATATAGATGTCGTAGTTAACTCCAGCAGTAACAAATCCATCTTTAATTCCTTTGAAGTCTTCGTAGATTAATTTATTCAACCAAGTATTAGTAGATGATGATTTAGCATAATCTAAGAATACATTAGGGTGCATAATAATCTTAAATCTTTCTCAAGTTTGTCCTTGAGATGCAAGGAATGTACAAGCCTTAAGGATTAAATCCAAATCCATAACATCACCAGCAGCTAAGTCAGCTCTTGATGCAGCATCACCAGCATAAATAACTCCAATAGAACTATTAGCTAATGTGTCTTGGATATATTCATCGATAAGTCTTCCAGCATTGTTTGCTAATTCTCTTCCTTGTGCAGCAATTATAGGAAGTAATGTTTCTACATCTAATACATCTGAAATGATTGAGTAGTCTCCTAATTGTACAGGTACTGCAGTTACAGTTTTAACTACATTAGTGTGTCCATCAGGTGTAACTCCTTCAGTCAAAGCAGCTTGTGCCAAAGTAGTTTTCATAACTCCTAATCTAGGCCAAGTGATTGATTTGTATCCTTGATGAGATGCTTTTTGTCCAAATCTCATGAATACTGTAGAAGGTTCTCCATTCTCTAGGAATGATTTTTTAAGTAAGTAAGTTAAGAAGTCGTTTACATTTGAAACATCTTCTATGTTGCTTGTTTGCATAATGTTAGCAGCACTTTCAGTTGCAACATTAAATCTGTCGAAATCTGGCATAATAAATAAATGTTATAAAGCTAAATAAATATTAGCTATCCAACCTTTATTTGTACCGAGATTGTGTCTTCGCAAAGTTAATTAGTTCTTCTGAACTCATTTCTCCTAGCTTTTTACCACCAACCTCAGTCGTTGGATTAGCTCATGCGATAACACTTTTAGGTCAAGCGTTTGCCTCTACTTCAGGTTTAGCCTCCACAACAGCTGGTTTCCCATTCTGTCATTCATACAATGATACCATATCGTTAATACTTAATCCTGAATATTTGTCTGCGAATGCACCGAAGTCTCATTCGTATCCTCTACTCTTCATTGTATTCTCGAAATAAAGTTTCTTGTCTGCAGCTCTTCCTGCAATTTCAGCATCTAACTTAGCCTGTAGGTCAGCCATCTCTTGACTATGCTTTTCTCTCAAAGCAGCATATCACGATTTCTTCTGTTCCTCAGCGTTATCAAGTTCCATATCAGTCATCTGATAATAAATAGAATGTAAAGTCAGAGCATTCTACAACTCCGAATTGATTTTAAGTCTTCAACTTGACTACGATTGATTAGTTTAGTGTCTTGCAACTTCGGACATAGAATATTTGAGAGCTTATTCTACTCATTCAACCTTCTCCCCCCTCATGATTGCCTCAGCTTTCTGTACAGCCTCTTGTGCTTTCCTAATATCTTCAGGGTCTGCTGTAATAACCTTTACCAATCTCTCTACTTCTCACATTCATTGTGCGAATGCTCCCCATACTTCATAGATTGTGTATCAGTCTTGCTTAGGATTGAAACAGTTGTCCTTTGCTAATACTACAATACTCTCATCCTGTTTCTTTACCCTCTTCTCCATACACTTCTTTACAACTTCCCATCATGCACTAGCAGCCATCTCTTTAACTGCCTCAATCTCTTCATCTGAGAGGTTATCAAAGTTCTTTTGTTCAACCTCTTCCTTTTTGTCAGCTTTTTTATCAGCCTCCATTAATTCTTGCTCTAAAGCCATTGTTAGTTTACTTATTAAATAAAATGCTTTTATTATTCTGAATAATCCATTTGATAGGCTTACCATACGTTGTCTCCAATGTGTACTTCACTTGGTCTAAGAATAGTGTCCTATCTAATGTATCCATTCACTCAGTCATAATGGCAATATCTTCCTTAGAAAGCAGATTTATCCCCTTGTGATACTTCTTTAAGTAGTTGTGTATCATCATTCTATATACCTCCTGCTTGTACCTCTTACGCTTAATCCTATCTATATCCTCTATCTTTATCTTCTCCCTATATGGTTCTTCCTTGATTAAGTCATTTAGGTCTCTAAGTACTTGCCACATTTTATAATCTCTCAGTTAAAAACTGTTTTAATTTCTCTACCATCTCCATATCCACGTGATGTTTCTCTAACCACTCTTTATCCTTCTTATATACATCTGATGTTAATCCATGATTGATTAAGTATCTCCTAATCTCATCTGGTAACATGAATAAAGGCATTGGTGCAACTTGTGCCTCAAACTTAATCCTTCCCTGTGGCTTAATTACAGGAGAGTTTCAGATTTTTCAGGCTACTCTGTCTCTTACCTTAACCTTCTTAGGTTCAACTACTTCTTCAACGCTCATTTCTTCTTCCACAACGGTCTCAACTGCCTTTTCTACTTCTTCTATGGGTGTTTCTACTTTCTCTTTTTTCTTAAGAGTTATTTTTCTCTTTGCTGGCATAACATAAAATTAGTAAATAAATCTAACCAATACCATTGCTTGTATTTATCGACTGCATTCAACTTACATTTAAGCTGTCCCCTTTGTTCTGTGACCGATTAACTCTACTTCACTCACTCATTCAGGTTCAACTATCAACGTTGTTGACTGTGTCAAAGTTTATATCTGTCAATGGATTGTTATTTTCTCAAGCAGACTTGAAGTCTGTTACTTTTGGTTGTGCAGCTTGGTTCATCTCTGTAACTCCCAATCCTTGTTGCACCATATATTGTAATGCTTGTATAGCTCTGAATTTAGCATCTGTATCCTCTGCCCTATTGTAGTACCATAACCTCATTTGGATATTAGCGTTCTGTGGAATGTAGATACTTATATTCTGATTAAGTAATAACACATCCATCTTACATTGATAATCCTCTGGTGTCATCTCTGTTACGCTATCTATCTCGCTTTCATCTAATCCATTATAGTATGCAATAGCCCTACGGATATTGTTAAGCAAGAATGGTGGTGTCTTAGGGTCTGATACTAACATATTGTATTGTTCAATATACGCACCCTTCTTCTCTTGATAGATTATGTCCTTCATAATAGGGTCTACTATCATGATTGAGAAGTCTCCCCTAATGTCCTTCTTGCTAACTTTCTTATATGTTCAGCTTAATCAGTTGTTTACCCTTCTGATTACCTTCTTAGAACTATTCCTCCAATGATATAACATGAAGTCTCTATATAGTTCAGCGAAGTCCTTAGTTCAGTAAGATAAAATCTGATTTTGTAATGATGTAATCATGTTAGCATTGATTTTCTGTATCTTACTTGCTGTAGCTGTGTTAGGGTCTGAATTAGAACTTAATCCTAATCATTGTGCTGTAGCATTTGTGAAACTCTCTGCTAACGCTTTGTTCTTAATCATACCAAGAGAGTTATATAAGTCTGAACTTATCTGGCTCTGTGGTAATTCATATACCATAGAACTGATAGGCTTAGTCATATCCCTCATCTTAACAGGAAACCATCTGTTCTTAATACTCTGGTTCTTCAAAGTATTAACATTATTCATGAATACCTGTTCATCTATGAAGATATTTCCTCACATAGCCTCCCTAGTAACCTTAATCTTATATAGGTTCAAGAGTAATTGTTCTGTTCTATGTCAGTCTTCTATAATATTTACTAAACTTGTTCCCCACCAATCCTGACTGTCGTATGCAAAACCATAAACAGCGATAGGTATTACATTATCTGTCTCAGGTACATCGTATATATCTAGGATTTGGTCGCATAACATAAGTACCAAATACAATTTATTCTCTCCGCTCTCCTCATCATATATATATGTGTAATGATAGTGGATTGTGTAATGTCCTGTAGTATTGTTATAACAAGTGTCGATACTTCTTAAGAAAGCATCCTCTGTTTTAAGTCCATTGATATATACATCGTAATGATTAAGTATCATCTCCTTGAACTCCTTGTTTGCAGCTACAGGTAATTCCTCTAATTGTTTTCTAGTAACTATCCTATCAAATCAAAAGAATGGATAATCCTTAACTAAGAGTGAACCATCATTATATGGATAAACAAATCTTGGGTCTATCCTCTGTACTGTAGGTACATTCTTCTTGACATCGTATCAAGTAAAAAGAAAGACTGCTTTTCAATATTTACATACATCCTCTAACCCCATGTATCTGTCAAATCCCCAATTCTCATTCTGATAATCAGTCTTATACATATCTGTGAAGTTTCTTGCCTCCATTTGATAGAGTACATTTTCATCTTCCCATGATACATCTGGTTCGTTGATTATACAAGTGGCTTGCATTGTCCTAGAAACAGACCAGAAAATCTGACTTCTTAACAACTCATCGTTCCTTTTAGTTGAATATATATCTTTCTGAGACATAAAAAGAGAGTTCTTGGAACGGTTTGCCTCAAAACCATGTCTGTACTCTCCAATTATCTTCTGTCTTAACTCATCTGTTAGCTTTACCATCTACCTAGCTATTGAAGTTAAATATGCTCCTATATCATCATCAAAGTATCTTAGATATGGATACATCCTCATTATTAATGTGTCTAATAAGTCTGGCGACCTTCATATCCTCTCCTTCATCTTATCCTTTGGCTCTATCCTTGTCTTACCATCTATACTCTTCTCATCTATATACACGTTCAACATCTCCTGTGTTAGTATCTCCCAATCCTTATCAGCATCTAAGTGTTCCCATTTAATTGCTATCTCCCCCTTCTGTACCTTATCCTGTAGTAAGAACGCACATTGAGACTTTAAGTTAGCATAATTCTGCTTAGCTCATGTCTCTACAGGCTTAGAATTGTTTATGAACCCTGTCGAATACGGTATTCAATCCACAACTCCTCATCCTACTCAGTCAGCATCTATTATTATGTTCCTAGCCTCTATCTCGTATTGGTTCTGGATTAACTTAATAGATGTCTTAACCTCTTCTACACTACTCTTGGCATACGTATATACTCTTACCCACGTATTACCCCTCCATAAACTTATCCTTGTAGTGTCCTTTCCAAACCTAGCAACATCACAGATTAAGAAGTATTGGTCTCAATGACTTTCATTCTCCTTTAACCTATCAATGTCCCCTTGCTTGAATAATAACCAATTATTATCATCGAAATCCCATTTTCAGTATAACAACCTCTGCTTTGTCCTTTCACTCGCCCTCTCCAAGTTAGCTATATACCCCTTATCTATAAAGTTGTTGGAGTATACTAATGATGGTATAAATACTGCCCTGTCCCCATCCTTATGCTTGTGCTTGTAGTACCTCTCATATACGTGTCATGGATTAGGGTTAAATGTCTCTAACACCTTTCCCAAGATACCATACTCTTCATTCTTAAACCTTCATACTCTGGTTTGGAGTATCTCTATTCACTCTAAAGGACACTCAGCACTCTCCTCTACGAAAGCTCATGTTAATTCCAGACTTCAGAACCTATTATATAATGGGTCTTGTGGAAGATAACATCATTCCCTTAATAGTATCTGACTACCATTAGGAAATGTTATTACATTGGATACGTTGTTAAGTCTACCACGCATATCCTCTGGTATGTTGTAGTCCCTATAGAACTTCTCTAAGGAAATAACAGAAGTCTGCTTAATATTCTTAATCGTATCACGCACTAGAGCATATCTGACACCTTCATATTGGTTACACATCCTTCGTAATCGGATAATCCCCAAATATGTCTTTCAACCTCACGCTCATCCTCAGTATCAAATGGCTGTGTGATAATCATCCATTAATACCTCAAATGCTTTCTGTTGGTTCTCTGTCAGTTTTATCTCTACGTTTGCCATTATAATCACTATAGGGGGACATATAAAAATTTTTTATTTATTTTTTCTGGCTCTTTCTCTCATCTGTCTTAAATATTCTTCATAATCCTCTTTTCTTAACTTCTGGTTGGCTCTAAGCCTTCTCTTTTTTTTAGCTCGAAATGTTTGACTTGGTCAGTCTGGCATCTCTATATTTTCGTTGGGTATCTGTTCTCCTAGTCGCTGCTGAAACTCAACGAGTTTATATTCCTTAGTACTTGCTCCTCGTTCTCCCATGCTGTCATCTTCTCCTCCATCTCTACTTCTCAAGAACTTGAGTATCATTCAGAGGGCGATTTTTGCTCTATGGATGTCTGTGAACCCTTCTCATTTCATTCATTACTAGCAACTGATATAAATTGTACCTTAGGTACTGATGCACTCTCTGTTTCTTCGTACTCTGGTTTATACCTTCTATCCCTTAACTTTAAGTAATCCATTGCTGTCTTAGCATCCCCTAACCTTATCCTCTTCATAACAGCAGCCCTTGCAGCTACCTTTGGATACTCCTTAGCAATAGCCATTCTCCTAGCAAACTCTGGATGTTCACTCTTATGATGATAATATGATGGAACACTTATCCCTGCAGCCATACAAGCCTCTTCTATAGTAGCATCCATCATTAAGTACTCCTCTATTATCCTATACTGTGTCTCTCATATCCTTGCTAGGTTTCATTTCTCCCTCTGGTCTTCCTTTGCTGGTTTAGGTATAAACTCATCTACTGTCTTTATCTTTGAGAGTGTCTTAACATCTCTTACCTCTTCTCCTTCTATCATGTCTCTTAAAAAGTGATAAAAATCTGAACTTAAATCTTCTCCATGCTATCCTTCTCCTTGCCTTCTTGTTCCTCTTGCTTTCATAAGCTGGTGTGTGGACAGCCTTGTATAAATCCCAATCCCTTCTAACTACCCTTCAGTAGAAGGAGGCATAACTTACGTGTGGGAGTTTTAATCTCCTCATGAGGCGAACGTGTGCCTCCCAACATTCCCTAATGCTAACCAAATCTTGTATTGCCATTCCCAATAAAGATTAGAAAATAAAAGAACTAAATTCTGTTCTTGAACTTAGTCCGTATGTTTCTCCGCTTTTTAGCAGGTGCGTAAAAACTCTTAGTAGCCCAAAGTTTCTCATTCTCATCTATTAACTCTGGGATTTTTATCTCTAAATCGTATTCCTTACCTTTACCATGAAAGTACTCAGTAACCATCTTACTCAATCTCTCACTTGTCTTAGGTCAGAATTTTATGTTTATGTTCTTATCATATTCAGCATTAGTCTTCTCTTTAGCTACTGTATCTCCTCTAGGTCAGGTAGTGAAATTACAAGTGTGACATTGTGCATTGATATTCTCTACCTCTAAACACATATTCTTGAACCTTCTGGAATATCTATGCCCTCATGCTAATTCCCCCCACGAACACATCTTGTTGCATGAGATACATCTTCAATTACCATTCTCATCAGTATCCCTCAACTTACTATTCTCCTGTGCTATTCTCATAGCTAATTCTAATGGTTTAATCTTAGGTAAGTCTGATTTATATTCCCTCTTTGGCTTTCACTCAAATTCCCTAATCTCATTATTCATCTTCCTAATCATCTGTTCCTCCTTCTTCTTAATCTCAGAGTTCTTCTTCCTCTCATACTTCTCTATCTCATGTTCCCATCAGAGTTCTATCTTCTGTTTCCTGTTCCTTAAAAGAACTGAATATTTAAAATCAGCTTTCTTTTTCATTTCTTCTATTTTCCTCTCCCATTTTTTAGTAATGCTATACTTATCCTTCATAGAAAAAAACTCTGTAGGTAAATCACAGAGAATTGTGAACTCCACAGAGTTTTTCTTTACAGTCAATTACTACTTAACGTTAATTTTTAATTTTTCAAGGTTTTTTTATGAGAATTATAAGTTGACTTATAATTTGTTTTATATAAATGGTAATACAGCATCAATGTTTAACTCATCATCCTTCTGGTCTATATACGACCTTTTAAAGCTTTCCTTAGAATTGATAAATTCCCCATCTTTTCATTTTAAAACTCTATAAGCCCTCATAGCTCACTCCTTTTCCATTTCTGACATATTTTCAAACCTCAGAATTTTGTTTTCGTTTTTTAATTTTTGATTTTCTTTTTCTAGCTCATCTATTCTTTTAAGAGCATCAAACGCATTTTCTGCTTTCTTCATAATAATATAATTAATAAATTAAAATGGTAAATCTGAAGGGTCAAACTGTATGTCAGCATACTCCTTCCCTAAAATCCAATACTCAAATTCCTTATAAGTCTGTGTAGGACAACATTTATGCTGGTACATATAATCCCAACACCTCTTAGTTATGCTATCAACCTCAGCCTTCTTTTCTTTCTCTAAATCTTCATAAGCCTTATTAGCTTGGTCTAGCCATTCCTTATACTTTCCTAACCCCCCACTATCTACAACATCAGATTTTTTTAATTTTTCTTTTAACTCCTTAACCTCCTTCTCTAATAAACTCTCCCTACTCTCCTCTAAGTGCCACATTCACTCCTCAGTCCTCCATACAATCCCCTTAGCTATCCATCTCTGTACCAAACTCCTGTCGTTCGGATTTCTTCATGCGTACTCTAACAACGCCCTCTGTGTTTCAAACTCCATCCTATCTTTTAAAATATAAAATGTAGTATAACTACTACTGTAGTATAATAATACATTATTAGTTTTCAAGAGTAAATGTAGTATATTCACTACTCATATTTTTCCCCAAAAAAATTTCAGCACCTTAAATTGTGTAGCAAACCACTACATTATATGTAGCAATCCACTACATTATGTTATTTTTTGTGTAGTAAAGCACTACATGATGTTGAAAAAAATAGCGAGTGAGAAGTAGTAAAAATAAACACCTCTCCACGTTTTGGGGGGTGGGGGTTTCCCTAGTTCTTCCCTCACTTCCTTACACTTTTACGCTTGTTTTACTGCTCCACTTGGCTAGTAGTTGAAAATTGAAAATACAATACGCTAGGATTTATTTTTATTACGGTATGAACTAGGATTTTGAAGGGATTTTTTGCTTTTTTGCTTTTTTGTTTTATAATATTCAAAACATAAACAAACGTACTAATTTTTAACATTGGATATAATAACATGATATACGTTTATGTTATGTTTTAACAGTAAGCTGTTAAGTGTAAAATTTTTAAAATAAATCTGATTAATTAAATCTTGTTATAATTCCATATTATTTTATGTTGTTTTTCATGTTTTTATAGTATTTTACTATAGGATTTTTTTATATTCTGTTTTTCTTAGGATTTTCTAGCTTGTAGGATTTTTGACTTGTTTTTTGATTTTGCAGTTCTTAACTGTTATTTTATGTTTTCTTATCTTTTTGTTATTTTGTTATAAAAAAAAGTACTAAAAAACTTGCAATTATTTTAAAAATGATTATATTTATATTGCAACAAGATATAGCAACCAATTCTTATAGGTTCTTTACGTTGCATATACTATATTAATATAGTGAAGTGTTGTTAACAAGTTCTAGTACTTAGTACACTATAGAGCGACTTAGCAACTAACTATAAACTTATCCTAGTGTATAGTATATAGTCAACTTGTTTATAGGTTCTATTCTTGACTTTGTTTGTAGTCAACAGTATAGAAGATATCAACTACAATTTAAACAAGTTAAAAAGTGAAAAAATTCTGAGTTTTTAACTCGTGTTGCTCCTTAACAATATCATCAAACGCT